ATTTGAGCTCCTGTTCCTGGGGCAATTGATACTGTACCCGTTTGTAATCCAGTGCCGCCAATACTAACTGTACCAGTTGTCATTGCGGTACCAATTGCAACTGAACCGCCTGTTTGGGTATTACCAATGGCAATTACGTTAGCACCGGTTCCACCGATAGATATTGTATTTGCAACGGCAGCGCCAGTACCAATCAGTATTGTTTTACCAACAGCATCAGAACCAATACTAACTGAACCTGTTCCCGTTGTAAGCAAGAAATTACCATTAGCTGCACCAAGAGAAAATCCTGCTGTTCCCGCAAGTAAAGTTACCCCACCAGCAGCATCTCCCGCTATTATATTTACAGCACTAGCGGTAGCCAGTCCACCTTGAATAGTTACACCACCAGCATTAGATAAAAGACTAATAGAATCAATAGCAGTACCCTGAGAAACTATAAAATCAATAGTCTCTAAAGCTCCACCATTGGTAGTAAAGCTAATAGCAGGATCAGTATTTGAAGTTGTGGTGAAGCTTATAGCATCAGCAGACGTCAAGTCAAAATCTCCACTTACGGTCACGTCACCAGTAACATCTAAATTGGCTAGTAGAGTCACATCGCCAGTAACATCCAGTGTTCCGCCTATAGTTACATCACTTGTAACATCCAAAGTCGAAGTTAATTGAGTTGCTCCTGCTACTAAAGCACCTAATGTAGCAGTACTTCCTGGCGCCATGTTCAAATCGCCAGCAGTAATATTAACATCCCCAGCAGTGACTGTTAAATCACCGGGATTCACCGTAAACGAGGTAGCTGCTACTGCACCTGCAACCGCCGCTGTCCAAACATTCACACCACCAATTGCAGAAGTAAGAATAAAGAATGATTGAGATGTGGTATTCACCCAGGTGGTTCCAATTTCTGCTCTATCAGATACTAAAGGATCTCTATCTGAGACAATAGGCTCTTGTTGTAAACTTGCATTTGTGCCCGGATAACCATATAGCGAAAACCTTCTATTAACTTTGGTCATAACAATCTCCTTAAAAATATAAAAATAATCTTTCTCTCATTAAATGATATATATCATCAAGACACAATACACTTGACTTTTATTCTCTAGTTTGTTAACATTGTAAGTAGGAGAACAAATAATATGATAGAAGAAAAGAAACGTTATCAAATGGCTTTTGATGTTAGCAAAGAAATGCATACAAAAATTAAAGTATTAGCCGCTATGAGAAATATAAGTGTAAGTCTGTTTGTGCAGAGGGCTTTGATTAGAGAGATAAATAGACAAGAAAGAAATGAAGATAAGGAATAATATGGATTATATAGATAAATTTTGCTTTGAATGCGGAAGGCATGAAAATCCATTTATAAAAGATAGGTATCTATTAAGTAATAGTGAAAAGTTTTCAGATTATATTACTCATGAAGAGGAATATTTTAATTTACATGAAGAATGTGCATCATATTTTAAATATAGATATGTAGGAGAATAATATGGTAGCAATGATTAATTTTTGTTATAGAAGAATATTAAAAGAGATAGAAATATTTATAAAAATGCATATTGCTATGGTGTTATTAATCATATTACTCAGTATAACTACTCTATTTTTAATGTGTTTATACTATCTTTCAACAAATCTTTTTGCTGCTTTATAAGGAATGCAATGGAAAAATACCATATAGAAGTACCACAATGGCTACACAATCAGATAGAGATTTATAATAGTCATAGACCTTGGGTTAGACAGATGACAAAAGTAATATGGATATATTTTATCATCTATCTATTAACACACATCAAAATCATTATTCTGAAATAAATCTCTTTGCTACCTTGTCTATTTTATTGGAAATCTTATCTTGTACTTGCTGTTCTATATCTATTGGCGGTACGCCTCTATTTTCTCTAATGATAGATCTCGCAGCTTTTGCTTCAATTTCTGCTAATTCATTAAGAGAACTTAAATTCTGTATTACTTTCTTTTTTCCAGCATCTGTTTGCATTAAAGTAGGCACAGTTTGCATAAAAACGCGAAGATCTGCGTCCGTCAAACGAGAACCAAAATATTGTTTAGCGTTTTTTACAAAGTCATTTGATAATTTTTCGAATTCTTCTATATCAGGACTTCCCGTTTTGATAAAAGATTTAGCAGCTCCAGCCAATGGTCCACTTAATGCACCTACTAATCCTCCGATGCCAGCGCCCACTGCTGTACCAACACCAGGAACAACTGATCCGAGTAAGGCACCCACACCACCAGCTGCCAAAGGGCCAGCTTCTTCTATTTTAGATAGAAATGACCACAAATTTGCATTAGGAAGCTTTCCTTTTTCTATAAGATTTGCCATTCTCTTAAGTCTCAAATCACTTTCTTTTGCTGCTTTTTCTTTATCTTTAAGAGTATCTATATATTTTTTAGTTTCTTTAATATTGGTCACTTGCTCAGCCCGAGCTTCTTTTAACGCAAGAGTCTTTTCAGCAAATTCTAGCTTCTTTCTCTCTCTTCTTTCCTGAGGTGATATAAATATATCCTCAATCAATTTAGCTTTGTCTGGAGTCATTTTCTGTTGCTGTGGTGCCTGTTGCTGCTGAATCTGTTGGCCTTGTACTTGTTGTTGTTGTGGTTGCTGTTGTAGCATATTAGACTGTTTACCGTAAAGTTGTTCAGGCTGTCGTAAAGCTTGTAGTAATTGCTCTGGTCCAAATTGTTGCTGAGGTTGCTGTTGGCCTTGTAATTGTTGTATGCCACCACCAAGATTAGCTACTTGTTCTCGTGAGCTCGGTGGTTCATTTAACTGTATCAAAGAGCTAATATTCTGTAATGCGTACTTACGTTCATCAGGACTAAGGTTACTTAGAAAGTTAGCCGAATCTTTGCCTATTACAGGTTCCCATGTTTGGGCAAATTCAGATCGCTCTTTTCCTTGTTGATGTTTCTTTATTAATTGACCTATCTTATATCCTGCCAATTCACCTAAACCACTACCTAACTTTGCACCAAAACTTTCTCCGCGTGATATTGATTGCATTATAGTGCTCCTGCTGTTAATGCTTTTAGAGCTGCTTGCATTGCCATTTGAATCGCTTTTTCTCCAGCTCCCTCTTGTCGAGGCCGATGTATATTTTCTGATTGTGGATTCAATAATGACATAAGCATATTTAATGCCTGCTGCTTGTTCTGTTGGCCGTATTGAGATCTTTGTGATGCTAAATTAGCACTTAATCCTGCGCCTGCTTGACCTAATTGAGAAGCAAAAGAAGGGGAACTCATAGCTCCATTGGTATGTGCAGTAAAACTTTCAGCAAGACTCGGAACAATTTGTTGATTAAATTCGTTATATGCTGGATTTGCAATACCTTCTTCAAACCCTTCATAAGGATTTTGTAGATTATATATCCCAAGTTGTTGAAGTAGTTGCATTATACCTTGTTGTTGAGGAGTTATTGTTGAGTATTGTTCAATACCTTCTGGTTTTCCTCCAATAAATTCTTTAGTACCTTCCCATGCATGACGCAACCTAGGAAATTTTGGATTAGGATTTTTTCCTGTTCGTAATTGTTGTTGTTGCATAGGTTGCTGCAAAGGTAACAGCGTAGAATTATATTGTGATGGTGACATTTCTGATACAGCTTGCATTCCATTATTCATACCTGCTAACTGTTGTTGCTTAATATTTTTCCAATCATATGTCATTCTATCTCCTCTAATTTTTTATTATAATTCTAGTGTCAGAATTTACAGTACTCAAGAGTTACTTGCGAATCTGTAAACGTTACCCCTGAATTATTATTTATAAGTACTTGTGTTGCCGTAACACTCACTTCTATATTATTGCCTGCAGCGCCTGCAAATGGTAATGGATACCCAACTAAAGTTCCTGTATTAGTTGCAGCACCATAAATAAACATCCACTTATAAGTATTAGTAACATCAATATCATGATTAACAGCGGTTACACCAGCACCTAAAGCACCGGTATTAATTGCTTTTATAAATCCAGGACGCAACTGAATAGCTAGTTCGGTTGGATCAACATCAGGATTAAAAAATAATTTACCACTTACAAACTGTTCATTAATATAATAGCCAGTACATTTAGTATTTAATACAAGCGCTATATTGTTAATATTCTGATAAAGACGAACTAAAAGTTCTTTAAACTCTGAACTATTAACTTCTACTTCATACAAACGAGATACATCCCATATATTAGTAGTTGGGACATATGAACCAGTATTTATTTGTTGATCATCAAAAAATGCCATTATAATCTCTCAATATGGATAATATCTTTTAATGTTTTCTTAATTTCATAATCAACATATGATTCAAGTAATCCAATATCTTCCATAGCATCAGGAAAATTCTTTAATAATGTTGGAATATTATCATAAAATTTTACTAAAACATTAATCGAATTCATTACTTCTTGTGTCGTTTTATTCATATATGTCCTTATTGGAATCGATAACTTGTTGGTTGGGCACTTATACACATAGCATGTAATGCAAATCCAGATTTTCTAACGGATACATCTCTCATTTGAGCGTCATTCATTACCAATTGTAACTGAACGACTTCCCCATCTGCATCAAAATATACAGGATGCCACAAACGTACTGCTGTAGCCTCGAAAGGTATAGGTGCTTCCGTGCCATTGGCTAATGTATAAGGGAATGTATCTAATGTTCCAGTACCTAAAAGAGAACCATCTCCTTGGCTATCGCGTAATAATGGTATCGTTGCAGTAGAAACATAGAAGTCTACTTGAATTTGTCCTGCTGGTGTACTATCAACCATGAAATCTACTTTAGAGATATAAGCATTTCTACCTTGTTCAGCATAAAAATTATATTCTTTAGTCTTGATTGATATATTGCTTACTCGAGATATTAGTCCGCCACCAGTATAAGTTCCAGTAAATTGATCAGTGGGCGGCACTAAGATCTGTAGCGTATCAGCATCTATTCTTTTAATAATTTTAAATATTTTATTATTTAAACTATTCGATAAATCAGACCATGTCGCACCTTGTATGTAAATATATGCTTCATTATCAGCATCATCTTCTTCACTAAGGTTATGTTGAATTACTGTTAATGTTGTAGTTAAACCAACTAAAGTAATATTAGTGATTTGTAATACTGCTGCATTGGTAGAAATATCAGCATCACAAATGAATGTATAACCTTCCTGATTACCTGCAATAACTTGCCTGAATTTAGCTTGAATTGCCCCACTGCTCCATGATTCTGAGTCATCCCATGTTACTGTAGTTGAATCCCATGTTATACCACTAACTGGTTGGAAATAGCCAAAGCATGTGATCGAATCATCATTAAATGCCCATGTTCCCGTTTTATAGTTAAAAACTAATACCCTATTAGGGTAGGGAAAAGTAGGATTAGCCTCAATGCCAGGGAAAGTCCAATAAACCATTTCAACATAATAATCTCTAATTCCATAAACCCTAAACACTCCTTGGTCGTTATTATGAATATCAAACACAGTATCAGGTATTTTTTCATCAATACGTTCTACGTTTGCACCATTACATGCATGAATGCCAACATTGCCTACACCAATACATATCTTATCAAAAGGAACAATTGAAAATGTTGATTCTGCGCCAAGTTCAGTGTTAATTTGTTGCCATGTAAATGGATCTACTTGGTTACCAGTGTATACCAATTCCCATGTTGAACGTTCAAAGAAGACAATAAGACGATCCTTAACAAATTCTACTGTAATTATTGCTTCGGTAGTTGGCGCATCAAGCCCACTACCAGAGCCAGGAATATTTTGAAGCCATGCAGAAGCATCTAATGGAGAACGTGTCCATGACCATCTAACTCTATTGGCATAATTAGTCCCTGGTAATGGTACAACAGGACCTTCCCATGTGTTGAAAGCCAATAATCTGTTCTTAAAGGGAACTATAATGCGAGCAGAATTGAGATAATTAATCACAGGAAATGATGCAGTTACAGTATTCAATGGTGGACGGAAATTATTCCATACTGCTCCATCGAAATAACGCATAAAATTTGGTTCATTCTCATTGAAGTTCGTTACAAAGAATATTTTGGCTGCAGCATTAACTCCAAACCATGTATCTCCCCAGAAAAACTGTGAATTATCGCCAGTCCATATTGAAGCTCCTGGTGTAGCGGCTCCTGCAAGTCTTGTCCACCCGTTATTATATTGATAGGCATATCGTGTATCAAAAGCAATTACAAATTCATCATTGATAGAATTCTGTTCATACGTTAATAAACCCATTACCGGAAAGTTTGGATAGAAAAATACTGGTGTTCCATCTGGCAAAGCAACACCAGTGATATTGAAAGCTGATGTTGTAAGATTGTATGTTGCTGGCGCAAGAGAATTATCACTGCGCAACATTTGCTGATCGCCTAATGCTGGATTGAAAACCGTAAATATAATATCACCAATACTAAAAGATTGTCCTATTCCTGTTGGCATACCAGCATCTAATATTGCAGCATTAGTTCTTACATTACCAGATAAAATACCACCAGTTATTGTTCCTATATTAATTCTTAAACGAGAAACTAATGAGCTTTCACCAATCCATCGTGAACCAAAACGTTTTCTTACGCGTCCTCTAAAGACGTAAGCATTATTGAGTTCAGAAAATGCTTCATCGGGTATCAACCAAGGCTTAACATTAGTCTGAACACCACTTTTTTCATCATAAGGTGCGATAAAAAAACGATCTGCCATGTTATATCCCTATAGCTAAATAAGTAATCGTTACCGACGCTCCTGGAGCAGCTATACCAAATTGACTAAACGTAACGGTAGTACCTACAATAGTTTTAACACCAATATTATTATTATAATTAGCGCTAGGATTTTCTGTTGTTGATAAAACAGCAAATACTGTAGTGAAATTTGGTGCATTAGGCGGTGTATTAAGACCATCATTGTTAAGGTCTACTATGGCTGTTGATCCAATAAATGCAACACCTCTATGCCACTTGAGTAATATACCTGATGGCAATCGAGTCCACCCTGGATTAGCCCATCCTGCCGATGTAAACTCTACTATCTGTGCAGCGAATGGTGCTGTTGATCCTGCTTGATGCGTAAATACTAATTCTGGCTGTGTCGTTAAAGTAGATAACTGAGAATATAATTGAACAATACCTGCTTGTGGAGCAGGTACCGGGTTTTGAGTAGGGAATGAAATTTTATTATGTTGACCCTCTCCAGGAATATTATATCCTACATGATCAATTGAGAAAACACTGTCAATGTCAGCAAAGTTTGTATTTATTGGGACGCGACTATCGCTTAATGTCTGACCAGCAAGTGGAACAGGAATCAAAGCCATGATATCTCCTTAAATATGCTTCCAAATTCTTCTATGAATTATACTACTAACCGTACCACTGGTAATATTAAATCTTTCACACAACTTAGCATTACTATAGCCTAGATCCCATAATCTTCTTAATTCAACAACATCCATAGGAAACAATTTACCATGGTGACGATCTTTTTCTGTCATATCCATCATATTTTCTACATGAGTCCCAGCCCATAGATGTTTAGGATTTACACATGATGGTATATCACATGTGTGGCATATAAACATACCATTTTCAATTGGTCCGTTAAATAGCTCATAAGATACCCGGGATGCTATAGCACTATTATTTTCTCGAAAACATAATTTACCATACCCTCTTCTATTTACACTTCCCTTCCACATCCAACAACTATCCATTTTCTCAACATAAGCCATAAACCTACATTTATCAGAACAAAAAGCTCGAATGTATTTTTTGTAGCATAAAGTAGCACATGTCTCACAAGGATATTGTTTAACTCTGCCAGTTCGCCTAGCATATGCATTCACATATGTATGTCTTTTAATATTACCTACGTGTGATTTAGAAACTGCTTTACTACGGCACTTCTTACATTTACTAAGGTAATACTTTTCATTTTTCTTAACTGCATTATCGGTTGTCAAATCTATCAAACAAGTTTTGCATTTCCTATTTAATATATTGCAACCATTATCAATAAGGCCAACCGCCACCTCCAAAAAATCCTCCACCAATGCCATAATTTTTTCCCTGAGAATAAATAGTTATAGTTCTTTCATTAGCCTGCTGCGTTAATGTTGTTCTCAACACTAATCTTTCTTGTTGCTTGAACTCAGGCATGATTAATTGTACACTATCCATATCCATTCTGTCTTCAAGTATTTTCTTCGCGGCTCCGTATGCCACGTATTGAAACCATTGTGCTAAAAATGGTAAATCACCATCTTCTATCAATACTGTTGGTCGTGCATCAACTTCTAATTGAATAGCATAAGTCTTGTCAGGAACTGGTCTAATCGTAAATTTAGTATCGTAATATAATATCCCAAGTGGTTTACCCGGTTGATATAAAATCCCTTCAAACCAAATAGGTGCCATCACTTGCGTAAGCGTTGGAAATGTTATTACAAATTCACCTGTTACATAATTAATATAGTTATTTGGATCTTGTATAGCATCAAACGGTGGTACCAATGGTACATCAGCTTGAGTAAGGTTTCCTATTATATTATTAATAGGGACATCCACCATAATCATTGATGTACCATCAGTATTTAAGCAGTTAAAATTTACACTCCGTTGAAGTATAAAAGGTAAAGGGTTTGTAAAAGGAGGTGTTGCTACAGGAGGAATTAAAGTAGTTATTCGTCCTACAAAAGGTCCTGATGAGTTATCACCTCTTAAAAGCGTATCAGCTATAGTATTTGTTTGAGGCCACATTCCATAGAATACATCCCGCCATTGTGTATAAAAGGATTGAATACCTGCCATAAATACTGGTTGATGCACTGCTATATATTTATTTTTAAAGTTATATAAAGGATCAGTTTGGACAGTAGTATTAGTATCATAAACATCCACACCTGGCTGTGTATAAAAAGTAATTAACTTCCTTAGTGAAAATAGCCGTAAATGCTCAGGGAAATCATACAAAACAAATGTATTAATATACTGGTCAAGTTGTTCATTGGTGAGTTGTGAGGTCGATGGAGTTCGTGTTAATCTACGCACCTTCGTACGTATATTTTGCAAGGTAGAATAACTAGAATCTGGAATTATTGCCATTACTAAACTCCTTTTCCTTATGGTTTATATAACTTTATCTATAGGGTAGAACGTTTTGTGTAGCTTCAGTTAAGATATCATTCACTTCACCAATAGGTACAACTTGAGCAGGAGTTCCAAATGCCCCAGGTTGAAATACAGGTACAACAAAAGCATCAAAATTAGTTGTATCAATGGTTATTGTGAATTGTGTATCATTAACTACTGTTACAATACCTTCCAATTGGTTTGCCTGTACCATTCCAAATCCGATAGGTACATAAAGACGAGCAATTAATCCTGTAGAATATTGATGGTTACCAGGATTAACGCCATCGAATGTAGTTGTTACCAAGGCATTGTCAGCCTGTGTAATGGAAAGTATATTTCTCATTGCACGTTGAAATGTTGGAAACTGTACCCCGTAGTAATTTGGTGTATTTGGTATAGGCATCTGTTCCCTTTATGGAGAAGCTGTTACTTCTACTAAATTAGATGGATACATATCTGAATCATCATCCATATATTCCAATGAATGAAATGCATAACGATGCACTTTCTTAGCCATCTGAAGTGAATTTGTTTGTAATCTCCCGTCTGCACTATATCCACCACGAATACCTTGCTGTCCAAATTCACCTTGAAGATGCTGATATTCTTTGTAGAAGCAATTATTATTTAAGTGACGCGCAACGCCTCGTGGCAATGTATAACGTTCACCATCCCATAACTCATAAACAGTATTATCTTCACCAGGATAATACTTATAACTGAAAACAAGTGATCCTCTACCACCATTGGTTGAAGGATTTTCAAGATTCTTAAAGATCCCTGTGACTAATTCAGCATCACGATCACGCATCTTCTTAATTTGTTTCGATAGTTCATCGCGGGTGATCTTTTTAGGAGCACCTTGAGCTGCAGCAGCTGATCTTACTTCTGGTTTATTCATATTGTTCCTTAATTGTGAGATTGGGAAGAGTATCTTTACTACTCTTCCCAATCATTTGTTTATTGGTTTTCTACACTAAATGATTTACCAGCAAGCCAGTAAATTACATCATTGTTAGCTCCGCCAGGAGAACTAGCTCCTCCTACGAGCTGGAGACCAAAGTAACCTTGGTTAATAGTAGAATCACCAAGAATATTAGCACCCAATAAGAGCGCTTCAGCAGTATTCTCACCCATTGGAACAACTTGAGCTGGAGTAAACCCAGGGTCTGTTGTTAAAGGGAATGCGAATGCTGTAAATCCAGTAGTGTCTATATCAACCGTGATCGTGTTAAACACACCATCAGCATCAGCTTGATCGACTGCTACAATAGTAGCTTGCAGACCATCTAATTCTGTCATCCCAAATGCTAAAGCGGTAACAGTTGGAACAATGAATCTTATAACTTGACCGACGGTAAAGTCATGATTTACTGACAAGGTAACAATTGCTTGTGTAGCTTGTGAAATCTTGGTTATATACCGTGTACTTGGATAGAAATAGGGCGCAAAAGGAATTCTTCTAAATGTACCAGCGCCTGGATTAGCACTTGCTATTGCTGCCATGTAAGCAAGTTCAAAACTTACTCCTGGTGTCAAAGCACCAATAGTAAAGTCTAAACCACCCAATTGCAACGCTCCAACTGTACGGAAAATACGCACAATATCACCATTACTCAACGATGCAGTATTGGCAGTATTTACTACAGGAGGATTACCAGAAGTAATACCAGTAAGGGCCAATGAAGGGCCAGGTAAATTAACCGTATTATCTACCAAATAGAACCCTGCATTAGCAGCAATTTGAGCTACTGCAAGAGCACCGGTAACGGCAGTCTTTGTATAGATAGTACCGCGACCTTGCGTCATTCCCCGTTGCCAGTAGAATTCTGCACCAGTACCTGCACCAGCAGCATATGAAACTGTGAGGTTTTTAACCCACATAAAATCAACACCGGTAGGTATCTGTATTATTGAACCACCGCCATCAGAAATAAATCGACCTTGTAAAGTTCCAGAAAAAACAACTGACATGGTATTCTCCTTAGCGTAATGTACAACGCATGTTAGTTATCCAGAGATCATTAAGAATACGCGGGACTTCAGCAAATACATAACCAATAGTTACGTTTTGGAAGAGCGGATCCGAGAATACTGGTGGTCTATACAAGAACCGGGCAGAATAGTTATCTTGCTCTACGCAAGCTAATGCTTCCATACCTTGTACAAACACGTTATAAACATCATTACCTAATGCTGAGGCATTTGGAGAAACAGATGCCACTGAAGAGAGCATGAAGCGGACGTTATTAACACTTCCCCACTCACTTCTTAATACACGATTATCATTAGGATAGTTCCATTTAGAAATGAACCCATTAATATTGTTCAAGTCTTTTGAGAGCTTAGTATGACCTAAAGCGAGATATGCATCACGTACTGGGCCAGTACCAAACTTATCTTCCCCACCAATGGTATCCAGAATCATCCACGCATCATTGGTTAACAATGCAGAAGTAACTTCATCAATATCAGATAGTGATAGATCAGTTGGAAGATCACCGTTATTACCACCAGTACAGTTATACATGGAAGCCGTAGCTGCCAACATATCACGTGTAAGTTGATCTTCTGTCATACGAAGAGATAAACCAAGTAATTCAGCTGTTTCATTAAGAACAGGATCTTGGTTTTGTAAGGTAACTTGTTGGTTAATTGCTACATAAAGACCATAAAATGACATAGTAGCATCAATATCAACACGATTTAATGGAGTCGCTGGAGGAGTTGCGCCACTCGGTCCCAATGGAACTGGAGCAGTTGGCAATCTATCATAGCGCGCCATACGTAACGTTCTTCCACCTTTAGCAGGCAAGCGTTTGGATAGTGCACCTAATTTCATAATCAGATTCGGTGTTCTCACCGATAAAAGCACATCATCAAACGTTTGCTGTACTGGAGCAGGAAGCGTTGTAGGTGTAGTTATCATACACACACTCCTAAAATACAAACGTACATAGATTAAACTGTTTTTTTACTCACGAGGTGGATGACTACTCATTACATCCATGAAGTGGCGAACTTCATTACGCCGGGAGAAAATATAGGTTGACGAAACCTGACAGCTTTAAAAGCTAATACGTCTGTAATTAGCGAGATTACGTTACGCTAGTTGATAGTATAGTAAGAGATGGGAATAAAATACAAGAAATGTAGAGAGAAGTTATTCTCCTTGTAGTTTCGAAGTATAATTTAGAAACTACAAGAACGGGGCCCAGAAAAAATAGGGTAGAAACTGAGCCCCGAGTCATGAGCCAAGGAAAAGGTTTAAAAATCCTTGCTCAATTTTTATTGCTTATAACGTTTGGCTTCTTCAACTTGTCGACGAAGTTGATCTTTACGTTCTTCGCTTAATATACGTCTATCATAATCACCAACGCGAGCTAAGGGCGTATCGCCTGATTGTGGTGCAGCATTAGCAGCAGATCGAGGCTTAGATCTATTCTCTTCAACCCGCTTATCTAATTCTTGATACTGATCAGCAAGGATACCACTATGCTTAATTAATTCATAGGCGGTATAGCCTTTGTCGTATACATCGGGGTTTGCCAGAATAGTTCTATATAAAGCAGGTTTTTGTTGCTGTAATTTTTCTAAATTCTCTTTGCTTACTATACTGTCAAAATCACTAAATTGACTCTTAAGTCTCACTTCAGCATTTGCCAAAGCATTTTGTTGAGCATATTCAGCAAATTGTTGTCTGTTGTTCTTAAGTTCTTGTTTAAGACTTTTTACATATTTTTTAAAATGCTTACCCTCAACATATAAATCATCACTAACATCAAAGTCGTCATCCTCATCCATCACCTGTATTTTATTAGACTGTTGATTATTCTGTGACATATTCATCTGAATCATACGTTCCAATTCCAGTGATTTACGTTCAGCTGATTCAGCTCTTTCCCTCAAAATACGCATATTAACTTCTTTTTGAGATTCTTGCGCAATATTTTGTTGGGTTTTTTCAATGGCTTGTTCTTGTTCAGCGGTAGGATAAAAATGTTCAGCCGCTACATTTAATTCATCAGACATGAATTCTCCTCTTTATTAATCTTAATGACTGCATCTATTTTTTCACCATTCTCTTTTTTAACCCACTCAAGCAATTCACCACTTTCCATCAATACAACAAACTTTGCCAAATCAGCAGTTTCTTTATCTGTTAAGTACTTGGTTTGATTATTTAATATATGGTAATACAAAATAGGATCAGGTATAGACCACATAAACTCTAATTCACTGGTTCCCGTTCTATATTTCCATACTGATTGCTTATAAACAGGTGTTGGACATGACTTTCTTGCTAATGGTATAATCTTGGGTTGCCTCAAAACACGATCAACAGTAGTAATTAGCACTACATAAAAGTCTTTACCTATGTAACCAGGTTTATCTTTTGCTTGATGCGCAGTATCACGAAGACGAGCCATAATATCAGGCTCCATTGCACGTCGATATTCACTAATATCATCTTCAAGATCTAATCGTAAACTATCATGTTCAAGGATTTCCTGACCAGCTAATTTTTTCTGCTCCATATTTCTCCTGAAAATAGGTTTGTTGCGTAAAGGCCATAAAGAGATACATCGCAACAGAAATATAAAAATCTCTCTATTTGTCGTCCAGAACAATTGTTGCTTTGTATGGCAATAATAATAAATAAACAAAACAATATCAAAAAAGAGTTTTAAAAAAGTCGCAATTCTTTACCTTTTGTATAATAAATGTTATTCTTTTTAAAAGTAATTACACATCAGAAATTATCGAAAGGCAGCTATCATGTTCTAACCACAATCTCTCTTTTGTTTAGTTCTCACATAATATTTTTTAATGTAATAAGGATTTCTATGAAAAAGGTTTTATGCCTATCGTTAATCGCGTCGTCTATTCTTTCTATGCAATTGGACACAATTAAAGAGAATCAAATATTAAGCAAAATATGCATTGCTCAATCATTAGAACGTGATCGTGTTAGTTATGCTGATAATAAAAACAAAATGTATATTGAGCCATTCTCAGTCAAAGTACCTAAACGTTTAGGTGAATTGGACCTTTATCATGGCAAAAAGGGATTCTATGTTCGCCAAGATGATAAAAAATATACTATAAAAAAGTATTTTACTGATCCAATGGTTCGAAATATGTCCAAAACTGAGCTTAAGACTTTCCTTACTGCAGGATATCTTTGCATTAACCAAATGAATGATGGTGAGTTCTCGCTCAAAGCTAAAGGACGTATAGTTGGTGGTGGCCCTATTTTTGGTGGTTGGATGTATTGGTTAACTAAGTCAGTCTGTTATGGTGGATTAGCAGTTACTGCGGGCGCTGCCGTAGTTGGAACTGGCGGAGCAATCGTAGGAGCTGTCGCAGGCACTGCAGTTGCTGGTGGTGCAGGTACAATAGGAGCCCTTGCTGTCGCAGGAAACGCTGCTTCAGGAGTAATGATATCAACTGCTATAGGAAGTACAACAGGTGCAGCAATTATTACTACAGCTGGCGTTGGAGTAGCTACTGCAGGTACAGGAGCTGTAGTAGGGATTGGTGCCACAAGTGCAGCAGCAGTTATTGCATCAACTACCGCTGGGGCAATAGTAACAAAAGCTGCTGTGGTCTCAACGGGGGCCGTTATTGCTAGTGGTGTTGGTGCTGGAGGAATTGTTGCTGGAATAGAAGGATTATCTATAGCTGTTGGATGCTTCTTTGGCATGTTACCTACACCATAAGGTATAAAAGAATATGCGTTACATAGATCTTCTAAAATTATATATAGAGGGGGCTGTATGGATATATGCCGTAATAATTATTTGCTTAGCAATAGGATGCTATTTCCAATCAATACAGACAATTGATATACCTATTTGGGTTATTTCACGAATCATATCAATGATAATTATTCTTTCTTTGGGACATTGGTATTTTGACTTATCAAAAAAATAAACTGTATACAAAGCAATATCCCCCAAAAGAGGCAGGGGGATATTGCAGTAGTCGTAAAAGGAGTTAATTAGTACAACTATTTTTTCTTAGCTTGACGAGCTTCGGACAATGCAATGGCAATTGCTTGCTTAGGATTTTTGACAACAGGTCCTTTTTTAGAACCGCTATGTAGTTTATGCTCTTTAAACTCATGCATAACCTTCTCTACTTTAGCATGCTTTTTAGTAGCCTTTTTGACTACTTTTGCAATTTTCTTCTTACAAGAAGTACACTTTTTCATGTTAATCCTTTTATAGTACTATAAATTACTGTGCAGTTGAAGAATCGCGGAACCATTCCCTAACTTTTTTCGGAGATACAGCACGTTGATTATCTTGTTGTTTTTCTTTTGGAGTATTAAGGATTTTATATGCTATTTTCATACATTTCGTATTGGGACGAATTGATCCAGGCATTTCTATTCTCCGCAGAAAAATATTAATATTTCTTCGGTTCCATTTCTCTACCAAAGTCTGCATAATCTTCGTGCATTTGCTTCTGTGCACCATAAAATAGATCGTCCACATAACCCATGTGATAGTTAGCAGCTCGTGGCCAGTATTCATCAATGATATTACGTGGCAGTAAACAAGGCGCAGACATATCTTCTCTGATCATAGCACCATCACGGGCCATCATTCTGCGACTTTCTTTATAGCCTGAATATGATTCACGTGCTTCCAATCCACTGACGGTGTTAGGTACTGGATCGCTATTATCATAGCGACGCTTCATACCTTCGCTGTAAAAACCAACCTTTTCACTTGAACGGCTGCTTCCATGGCCCATTTCGTTGAATTCACGACGCGCCATCATTCCACGTCCATCACCATTGTGATATTTCTTCTTTGCCATAATCGGCTCCTTTGTTAGAAACTGCGATTTTACTCGCAAGGTATCACCTCTATCTAACCTGTCCAGAACTATTCTGTGCAAGCTGAGGAGAATTCATTGATTCTTCTTTGATAGCCTCTTGCTGTTTGATCATCTGCTGTATAGATATTATCTGTTGTAAGTGGGAGATGTCTATATTCTCTATTTCTTTCATTGCTCTTACAAAGTTTAATAGTGCCATATTGTCATCTGCCACGGCCTTAGCGCGACGCTCAACCCCAAGTGCTCTATTCTCATCAATACGACTAAATCGCTCAGCTCCAAGTCCTTGATCTGCCATAGTACGTGCCTGGGCTAATTGAGTACGAGCTTGTGATTCTTTCATCTGAGACTGCATTTGTTGTTGTTGCATTTGTTGTGCTTGTTGTTGTTGCTGTTCCATCTTTTTAATAATCTCATCTTTGTTTTGTATAGTCGCAGCATCAATAAGGCTTGAGTCTGGTATAGGAACACCCATCTCTTTAAGTTGCATCAATTGAGCAAACTGCATCTGCTTTTGCGATTCAGTGTTGAAGCCCATCTCCACCATACAATGATATTTACCAAATGATTTATTATAAAACAATGGCGCTGGTTCTTGGCCTTCGAGAAGGTTCTTAATTTTGCCAGGAGTATAGTTATTTTGTATAACTTTCATGACCAACTCACCAAGTAAATTCTGTGAGAAATCAAGCCTATCAAACAATGGCTGTAAAGTTGTAAGGCCAGCTCCCTGACGCAATGCAGACAGTATTCCTGCTTTATCATCAAGCGCTGAACCCATAAGCTCTTCATTGATCCCTGATACCAAGTTCATCTCTTTCGAAAAGGTATCCTGTAATTGAAAGAAGTATTGTGGAATCGCAGGTGGCGTAATCTGTTGGATATCAGTCATCGCCGCTTCTTCCTTAAGTGGAATTATGCGACCCTGACCTGTCTGAAAGAGATGTTTTACATCAACGGGGGCATTTTCTTTAAATATCCAACCACTATTAACTACTGATTCAGCAGCATCAGCAGATAATATAACACGACGGTTAAAGAGAATTTGAGGATCTCTCAAAGAACGACATATACCCTGTATGCGGCTATAAAAGTATGGCATCATCGGGTTGTAATAACCCAATACTGGCACAAAAGGGTATACGTCTATATTTAAACTATTGGGACCATCATAAAATACTTTGTCTTGTATCATAATAGCCATACGAACAGTTGGGATATCCTGTTCAATGACCATTACTTGAGGATAATGTTCAAGAAAAGTCTTTACATCAAGGTCAGATTGATTGGTTATCTCAAATGTTTCACCAGTAGTCTTATCAACTAATAACTTTTGTTTTCTATAATCACGATAATAGTACTCATCATAAGCAAGCCTATTCTGCTGAGTTTGACCAAAACTCTCCGGCATATATTGGAATCGACCATCTCTGCCAGTTCCTGTTGGGTTTCCTGGCAACGCCATAATCTCTTCATAACGATCAGGCATCAAAGCAGCCGCTGCGCTATGTGATAAATAAGATCGTCGCCATACAAACGAACAGTCAGATAGATCAGGTTTTCTAAAATAAGGATCAATAAAAAAGCTATTATAGGCGCAATTATCTACCTTCAAATCACCAGAAACAGGATCATTACGATAATCCATATACACATGAAGCAAGTTCATCCCAGCAATACATCCACCTTGGTGAAATGCTTCTGATATGGTTTCATATACACCTTCACGTTTGTATATGTTCAACAGTACTTTACTTAATTGATCAGCAGTACCTTGATCACCATTTTCCAATGGAACAACAATCGATGATTTTCTATTGCGGCGTTGGTAACCAGAGACCATATTACATAAAGGACGAACACGATTGAAATAGAAAGATCCTCTATTGTTATTGGGCATTGTTGTGTTAAGTTCGGCCATTAAAGAGGTATCACCCGCTTCAAGACGGGTATCGATAGTAGCTTCTGTCCAATATATCTGCCATATAGCTTGATTAGCAGTATAATCAGCATCTATTTTCTTTTTTATAGCGCCGTAACTATCATTAATCGATTCGGGTTGCCGCATCAACATATTAATATCCTCTCACTAAAACTCCTTCTATTAGAGTCTAGAAAGAGTCTATTATTTTTTGTTCTGAATAACCAATACTTTACTCTTAATCAGACAATAAAAAAGAATCAATTATCTTTCTGAAGCAATCATAATTAAAACTGTCGTCATTAACTATGAATTCTACTAAGCATTCATGCGTATTTTTATCAAACTGCAAAGAGAAAGTACAATCATCATTATACGCTGAAAATAGTATAATATGAGCGAACTGATTTTCATCAAAGTTGTATACGGTATACTTTGCACCCCATGAAGCATAGACAATAGAAGATTGTAACACTGCCGTATTATTGTATACACATTCAGGTACATCTTTATAAACATGGAGTATTCGTTGAATTGGACAGCTACTACTCGATATATTACTTACAGCAAACAATAACATGAGAATAATTTTTTTCATTACTTATATCTTTCAAATCTATTTTATCTATAACTATCATAACGAGGATCATCTCTAAAGAATCGAGGCAAATCCCCTTGGTTTCCATACAATGCTTGTGCTTTCTTTCTGTCATAGTCTTCGGGTGACATACCCTTCTTAGTCTTGTGAATAGCCACACATAGATATCTAAACGCATCAGCATAGTGCGAAGCCCATGACTTAACTGGTTTAGGTAAATACATCTGTCTTACTTCATCCCATTCTTTTCGATAATTCTCAAGTGCATTAATAAGCGATCGACACTTTTCAGCGTCGATCCAGAACTTGTTAAAGTGAGTCCAAACATTTTCAATGCCATCAATAATACCAATCTGATCAACAAGGGTAAAGTTTATCCCTAATTGTCGTGCTTTCTCATAGCGTGTTATCGCTCCACCACCCCATTCACGAACTTTAATGTCATGCGGGGCATAATGTTTTCCATAAGTATAAGGTTTGTCTTGTATTATCTTTGCATAATGGTCTAATCCAAGATTATTATTCGAATAGCAATCCACAACACGAATAACACTACCGTCCCCAACAACATTGAAAAAAATAATCGTTGTAGCATCGTTAACTCCTATATCCCATACCGTGTACGTAAGCAATCCTGGTTCCCAAGGAACATGACCAATCTGACCACGCAACTTGAGCGCATCAAGATGTGTACCATAAAAACTTCCTGATATACCACGATCAAAACTACATTCATATTCTTGGAGATACAGCCCCTCATCCATTTGCGCACGTTCTTGTGCCAACACTTCGTGAGGTATGTGTTGTACTTCAGATGCTTTGTGAACAAATATAGTCCATTCAGGTAACTCTTGAGCAATCTTCCACAAACTCCATAGATGATTCTTGCCGCGAGGTGTTCCGACTATAGCGCACCACCCTCCATTTGCAGCCAAAATTGGCCGTATAAAGGCGAAAATGTCTGGCGGCATTAAACTATACTCTGATAATATTACTGCGTAAGGATTGGTTCCTACAAGCGAACTATCATACGTATCACCACCGATTATTTGTAGTATAGACCCGTTCTTGAATCGCACCTTCATCTCAGATTGGTTAACCGAATCAACAAGCATTGGCGGAAGGTAATCAAGGAACTTAGTTCCATCGATAGCGATCGCATCAAATATAGCTTTGCGGCCTTGTCCATAGGTAGGCAGTACATAGAACACAAGACACACTCTTTTAATGCATTGACGAATGGCAAGATTCCAAAAAAGGATGTCCTTACCTGCTCGGCGGCTTGCAATATAAAGAATACGCTTAGATTTTTTTTCTTCGATGGTATCCCATATCTCCTCTTGGTACCATCTCAAAGCAAACTTATCTAACGCAACCTGTACTTCTACACTCATTCTTTCTCTATCTCTTTACGTCTACAATCACGGCAATCCAAAGCAACGCCATTCAATAGATCTAATCTACTTACTTTTACCGACTTTTCATCATTACAATCACAAAGGCATATCCAATAAACTCGGTGATTAGATAATTTATGGTATTTGTTAATAGTCGTTAATTTGCCAAACTTCATACCAGATATTATGGTTGTATACTTATTCACTACTTACTAACTTCAGTAAATCCAATAACACATCTCATACATCGTTGACCAGTCTCTGATTCATGGCACTCAGAACACTTCATATCTTTCATATCACAAAGGGTAATCAATTGGATATGGAAGAAGTCTTTATATGTTTCATTGATTGGTTGTAATGCTGCACGAAGTTCATTAATAAGTTGTTGTTGAAGATGATCAGTCATTGTTATTCCAAATTCTAAATTTTAATTTCTTTCTTCTCTCTATAATCATCATCTCAAGTTTTGCATGCATTGCTATCCAGTCATCACAAGATTTCTTATAAACTTGTAGTAACAATTGGTGATCATCTATCTGTTTTTCAAGATCAGCTATATCTTGTGGTGATTGTATATGGCCTTGAAGATGTTCACTTTTGAGTGAATTAATCTCTTGTTCAATCTGATGTACAAAATCATTCATATTCTATTGATATTCCAATTTAGGAAGTTTAACCTTCTTAACGCTTTGAATTTTATTTCTTAACAAACGATTTTCTTCCGTCAAACGTTTATTATCGTTGAGCAAACATTGAGTGCCCTTATTGAAATTCTCAATCTCTTGATCTCGTCTCTTTAATACTTCATCTAAATTTGAAGCAACTTCATCAGACCTTAAATATCTCTGTTCATATTCATTACGTTCATCACCTAATGCAATATTATCTTGCATCAACTCCTTAATCTTCTTCTCAAGATCAAAGGCCTGGTAATCGTTTATTGCTTTAAGCTCTTGTATCTGATTTAGCAACCTCATCATCTGTGACTCAAGAGAATGAATAGTCTCTTTACACTTTGTATGACCACCAAACATAAAACTACATAGTTCTTTCATCATTATTCCACATCCCCTAACATCTCCTCCTTACTCACAATTCTCGGCTTAACATCATTAATGATAAAGGTATGTGACTGCTTAGATTCCTCAGTCTTCATTTCAGAATGATATTTGTTTATTGCATGCCATTCAGGATCATACATATGCATATCCCTATAAGCATAAATACCATCTAGCTTCTTAGTCATTGCTCCCTTTCTTCGCCGAGATCCTATTATCAATCGAGCATGATCAAGAGCGTCTTTAATATCAGGATATTTATTAGCCCATTCATATATAGTCTGTCTTCTCATTTTCATCTCGATAGCGAAGTCTGTTATCTCTAAACTATCATCTTTCATTGCCCATTCGAGTAGTGTATATATGAATCTTAATCGCCAATCATACTTAGCAGGGAATTGCATAAAAGCATCGTTTTCAATAAACTCTTTCCACGTCCTAGTATTCGTCAAGGGTTGAATTTCTGTGTTATTGTTTACGGTTTCCTGTACCTTTTTTGCCATACTACGCTACCTCAGTAATTACTATCTCCGTTCTTGGTTCTTTATCATACACTTTTTTCATTGACAGTGAACAGATTACACGTTCATCTGGTATTAATATGTCTTTTATTGCATCAACAAAGAACTTATAAAAATTATCGATATAGGGTGCGGTTGAGTGGTAAAGAGAATTAACTCTTTCCTTCGTTAATTTGGGAATCGGCATGTAAAATATAACGTCAATATGAATAGGATTAGTAAAGAGTGGTTCGTCATTATGTTGCTGACTGAGGTATAATCCAAAAGAAACTCTATCTTTTGTCTGTGTATCGTAAAATCGATTACTGCTACGCACTACACGTTGCCATGCTATAGGGGTCACTTTGACGCAGTATGCTTTGCTTCTCATCACTATTTCCTTCTAATTCGTTTAATTCAAACTTTGCCCTTGCCAATAAAGATTTAGCCATAGTTATTTGTGCTTCAAACAATATACTACGATGATCCCAAAATGCTTCTGGCTTTTCTAACTGCTTCTCAAAAAAGGCTATATCTACCTTTTTAGCATGTATTTGATCCTTCAAGGGAAGAATTGGCTTCAATACTTGTGGTGAATGACCATTTCTATTCCTCAGTTTTTCTTGTGGCTTTGCAAGACGTAACGATTGTCTTTTAAAATTGTTCACTATTTCTCCTTTTTCTGGATAAGTTTTTTTAAAAACAGTCCTGGTCCTCTCGCGCCTGCGCGAAGAAGGACTAAGATTTATAAATAAATTTATATTAAGAGAAGATCTAAGAGTAGGGGTGACATTTCTTTGTGAAATAATACTTTTATTCTTATTGTCAATCATTCCTCTTTGTGCTTTATCAGTAAAGGTATAATGATTAGTAGAATAAAGAGAGATTTGTTGTTTGATTATAAAACCATCTTGATGGAATTTATTCGTAGCACGTATGACTGTACGAATAGAACAACCTGCTTTAGATGCGAGATATTCATTAGAAGGTCTAATAACATTACAATCACTAAATAATAATAATTCGTGGTAAAGAAATCTCTCATAGCGAGTTAGTTGAGATATATAATGATCAGTATGTAAATCTTTAGATGAAAACCTTGTAAAGTTAAGGTTTATTTGATTTGGTGCTTGATTTATTTTTTCTGTATGATACATTGTTAATATCTTTTGATTGGAAAGACAATCTAAATGAAATCTTTTAGTGATACATTTGGTGTTATTTAGGTTGTCTTTGTTGTTTTTACTATATTTCAATTAACATGTTACTTAGCAGTATCGGCATGTTATCTCAAAGTTAAAGTATAAGGATGAGTTATTTTTTTCTCATCCTTTATATTTTTACTCGTAATATCTACTCGACCAGAGATATTGTCTCATATTCTATTAAATCTTCAGAATTTGTCCACATTATTCTTCTCTTAAATCGATAATCTTGTGTAACTGACTAGGAGTATGCTCAGCAACAGCTGCTTTGTACTTATCTATACGTTCTCCATAATGATCAGTACAAAGATTAATGGATGATTGATTGTCACGTGTATAAATAACCATTGGTAGTTGAGGACAATGATCACATGTTTGGCCGGTGTATTCTATTTCAAAATGTTCCATGTTACTTCCTGCTTATTTCTATATACGATTTAACTGTCTCATAATGTGAAAATGGAAGATCAGCAAAAGACCGTATATTATTATCTTTAAGTATAGTGGCATATAGTAATTTTCCATTAGAACATGCTTTTAATTGTCCATGTAAATAATCAATTTCATCTTTAACTAACAATCCTGAACCTGCTGCCTTCTTCTCAATATGTTGCTCTTCTTCCTGTCCATCATCATCTTCGGTAGCAATTGCACAGAGTGATAGTACTGCATACTTCTTCATATACGTATTGGCTTTACCTTTATCTTGGTTACCCGGCTTCTCACTCTCTAAAATACGGCAGTCCTCTATGAATTGTCCTGTTAAGGTATGGATTAGGCGAGTGTAGAGATATTCTATACCGCCATCAGTAGGGCGAGCAAAGTGCCATATGATAATATTGTTTTTAGACAATGCACCTTCAACAGCCTGATAGATGTCACCTATCTTCGCGTAATTATATTTCTGATGTGCATTGGTTCCTCCCAATCCTGTTGCTCTGAAGTCATTCTTAGCAAGTAGAAATGCTTGTGCAAGTTTAGTAATATCTTCTGACATTGATGGGTTATAATTTTTAATAGTTACTTGTTCCATAGTACCCTCACTATTTTAGTCTGATCCACTCATATTTTTAGCTTCCCACTTATCTACGAATACTTTTATCTTCTTCATAGTCTTCATTGAACATCCTTCTGGATCACGTCTTATTCTCATAAGAGTATTATGAGCAATATCCAATTCACGAACCAACTCTATCGCTGGGATAAATTCACTCTTACAGATTTCATCAAGTTTTTTTACATATTCTATTATAGTCATTGTTAATCTCTTTATATTTTATATATTATATTTATCAGTATGTATCATTAAGATTGACATGTCAATCATTTAATATATAATATATATATGTAAATAATAGTGATATTATTCTCACTATTTAAACCGTCGACAATCTGTCGACAATTGAGGTAATTATGAAAGAAAATAGTGGCATGACAATAAAAGATATAGCAGCGCTTCTCCAAAAACGCATTGATATTCGTATGAAGTCTTTTAATGAACATTACGACAAGTTAAAAGCTATCAATAATGAGATTGAAGAATTAGAAAAAAAAATGGCAGTAATAATTATAGAACTGGAACCCGTTGAATCTTTAATCTATAATCAAAATCCACACCTAGAAAAAATATTTGAATCACTTAAACGCATTTATAGAGAGGACGTAGATGGAATTGATAGAGAAGCTAACTAATGAATTAGATGTAGAAATTAATCGTGTATGGGCAGAGTACGTAGACCTTCATACTCAACTTGATACGCATCGTGGTAAGCAAATAAATGATACTAATCTGGAAGAGGTAAATAGCCTTCTTAAAGAGATACAAGAGAAGTTTGCTCTGTTATATCCAGCGTATCATTTCATTGCGACACGGCACCAATATGTTTCAAATGCGGTGACTGCTTATAATGAGTTTATTGAGACGATTAAAAAGTCAGGCGCGAAACAGGATGGTACTGTTACGTCAGAGATAGTAACGGGTTAATATGGAACAAAACAACATCTATCGCTCATTAGAAATAAATGAAATCATGGGAGCGATCGCTAAAGCCCAGGGTTCCTATAAACAACTTATAGCAAACCAGGATACCCCAGGAGGAAAGTTTGCAAACCTCCAAGCTATTCTTGCAGCTGTAAGAGAATCGTTGAGTATGAATGGTCTTGGTTTCTTTCAATTTATTGAATTGTTAGATGAAGGATCGGGTGCTGCACTCCTTAAAACAACCATTGGTCATGCATCAGGTCAGTATATCTCTTCATGTGCTCGGGTAGTTGCGGGTAAGACTGAACGACAAACAGGTAATATCTATGAGATTCACAAACGATTACATGCTTTGATGCTATTAGGCATCGCTCCTTCAGATAATGATCCTATTGCATTTGATGATAATGGTGAAATAATGGCAGAACAACATCTTGTAGCACAACTGAGAAAGCCAGATTCACCTCAAAAAGAAGAAATTGATCGAATGGATATTATTAATAAGCATCAATATGAAGAACTGCTCATTGAGTTGAGTGGTTTTGATAAGATAGCTAAAGATATTATGGAAACTTATGATATCCACACTTTAGCAGATCTACCTGCTTCTGAATATCATAGAGCACGCGCTAAGATACTAAAGATTAAAAGAACTCAGGAAGAATATTTGAGAAAGAAATAATGTTTATTATTAGATCAAGTAAGCCTTCGAAGCATGATCAATGTTGTTATGGAAGCGTATGTAAATCAATTAAAGCATTAAGTGATGAGTTCGAGGTTTATGTTCAGATAAGTCATGATGAGAATAATCCTGAATGGGAAAAAGTAGGGATGTCTTATACTGGAGATAACCTTCCAATAGAAGAAATAAATAGAGTAATAAATCTGAAGCAAATTAGATAGAAACACTGTAACTTATGAGCAAGAATCTCCTGCTTATAAGTATCTCCCATGGTTCTGGTTAGGGGCCATGGGAGTTTTACCATAAAGTGCATTAAACACAGGGTTTAGTCAATAAAAACCCTATAGCTAGTTTGAATAACTATAGGGAAGTGTAGGGAGGGAGTCGAAAAAACTTTTAAACTTTGTTTTCTTCAGCAGCTATTGTTTCTCTTGCTGACCTATCTTTATAATTAGGCTGAGAAAAAACTAATTTTGCATATGCATCGGGGTTAGTGGGTATCATATCAACACCATTTGCGGTTAACTTAGCATCCCATTCAGTTTTTAAGTTTTTAAAACATTCTTCATACTTATGCATCAATATCCATTGAAGTCGACGTTCCATATCAGCATCAAATATATCTGCTGGTATATCATTCTGAATCACTTGTTTCTGTACATCTGAAAGAGTAAATAATTCTTTATCGTTTACTGATATTTTCATATTTTTCCTTATTTTTATAATACTAATTTACCGCTAAAGAAAGAATTTATTCCCGAGAACGATAATCCTGAAGTTCCCCTAATAGTTAATGAACCGGTAATGGCAGAATTAATCGAAAATATATAAGCAGCTGTATCTCCTGCCGTCATATTAGTATAATAATTATTGGAATATATTTGATCCTCAGGCATTGTTCGAAATATGTTACTACTAGTAACAAGTCTTACTACTGATGTTCCGGCTACACTTTGAAAGTTTGAATACAAACCACAAGAGAAATTATATAATCCAGTGACAGGAGCAGTAAATATTCCAGTTCCGAGATTAAAAGATGCGCCCACATCATACGGAAGAGTATCAAAAATAATTGTATAACTAATTCCACTAACAAATGGGGTATTAGTAGTAGTAGTTAAATATGCTAGAAATGCTGGTCCTGTACCACCACCTCCGGTTGCTGATATTGTTAATGTATTTGTTCCTGGGCTACCTGTTACAAAAGCTGTAGTACCATCACCTACAATAGTAATATTTCCTGCTGAAGCTGCAACTGGTCCATTAATATTTCCGGTAATAGTCTGAATAAATCCAGGTCCGCCAGCTGTTCCAAGTTGTCCCGATGAATCAATTACTACCGGTATAGCATCGAGAGTTCCGGTAGTAATACCACGAATAGCAGCAATAAATGTTCGATTAATTTGCCCTGGTCCTGTTCCTGTGCCTGCTCCACCAATTTGTAGTGTATTTGATTCACCAACAGTTCCAGCAGCTTGTGCCCCGATACATATATTAGAACTTTCATTGCTCGTATAATTCGATCCTGCAGCTAACCCTAGAAGAGTATTTGAAGAACCTGATGTAATAAGACCGCCCGCTAAAAAACCAAGAGCTGCATTATGCTCACCTATTGTTAATGTTGCTAAAGTATTTTGACCACAACCAGTATTATTAAGATTGCTTCCTTGCTGGCCAACGCTGAAACTACTTCCTGAGTTATAACCAAGGAAAGTATTTCCTGAAGATTCACCACCCCAGTTATTCAAGAAAATAGAACCAGTTGAAGCACCGAAAGCATAGAATCCAGCAGATGTTGATGTGCCTGCTAAAATAGGATTAAGTGACCCATCTCCACAAAGGAAATTACCTGAACCAGAGGTAACTGCAAATCCAGCTTCAACACCTATAAAAATATTCCGTGAACCTGAAGTCAGCGCTGTTCCGCAACTTACTCCTAATGCAGTATTGCTGTTGCCAGTAAGTGTTGCGTTACCAGAATTGAAACCGATAATAGTATTGTCACTACCATCAGTTACATTTAATTTTACCGTATTACCACTACCATTAAATGCTACTGTTGATCCCGAATTTTGTGTAGAAGTTCCCGCTATAATATTAATTATACCAGCAACAGGAACTGCATCGACTCCAGTATCAGTATGAAATGTTGTTGCATCAGTACCACCACCAGCAGTGCCAAGTTGACCATTAGAATCGATAACAACAGGAATAGCATCAGCAACACCAGTAGCTATTCCACGGATACCGGCAATGAAAGCTTTATTGAGTTGTCCTACGCCACCACCTGTTGATTCACCAATACGAAGAACATTTGATTCTGTTATTGTTCCAAGCGCGCTTATAGTTATATTATTACTTTCATTAGTTGTGTAATTAGTTCCTGCATCAGAACCTATAAAAGTATTAAATGATCCCGATACTAAATTAGATCCAGCATTGTGGCCTATTGCAACATTATCTTCACCAGTCGTAAGTTCGGTGAGAGAGAAAGCTCCTATAGCATCATTACGCGCACCAGTAGTTAATGAGTTAAGAGCACTATCACCAAGTGCATCATTAGCTGCATCACCAGCAGCTCCAGCTAGAGTAAAATTTCCTGCACTGCCACCAATAAATATGTTTCCACCATTCGCTGTACTTGCATTTGAACCGGGATAATTATGAAAAACAGGGATTCCTGCTGCACCAGCTGCAAGCACAACAAAATCAGTAGCTCCAACAAATCCATCATTACCAATCAACGTATTTGCACTATCATTGATTGTTAATGAAGCTCCTGCACCTGTTCCAACAAGAATATTGTTCGATCCAGTAGTTAGTCCTGTTCCTGCACTTGAACCGACCATTGTATTAAATGTTCCTGTGGTAAGATCAATGGCAGACCCTTCACCTAATACTGTATTATTTGTACCACTTATTGTTGCATTACCAGAGCTCGCACCAATAATAGTATTACTATTACTATCAGTTACATTGAAGAGGACAGTATTAAAAGGTGCAGCACCAGGAGAAGAGAATGATACTGAAGAACCTGCATGCTGTGCAACAGTATTAGCTATAATATTCAGTACGCCAGCAACAGGTATCGCATCAGCACCTGTATCAGTATGGAATGATTCAGCAGCAATACCACCACCAACTAAAGATGCAGTAAGTGTACTCGTTCCAGGATTACCAACTATTGTTATACCAATACCATCACCAACTATATTGATATTTCCCAGCGTTGCGCCAACTGCACCACCACTATTACCAGTAAGTTTTTGAACTACATCACCAATACCGCCCGTTGAAGTAAGCGTTAAAGTATTTGTTCCTGCATTGCCAGCAAAAGATAAACCAGTTATACCCGATCTAAGATTAATATTGTTAGCACCATCAGGATTAATAGCACCGCCACTATCACCAGTTAAAGTATCGAGTGTTCCAGGACTTACAGTACTTTCTAATTTACTCCAGTTAGCTAATGCGCCCTTGGATATCATGTCTCCCGCAAGAGAGACAAGTACCCATATTTCTTCATTGGTTTGATTGAGCCACATATCGCCCAGTGAGACGTTATTAATATCATATTGGTTTGGATCTCTGTCGCTAAAGGTCCAGTTTGGTGGTTGATTAGCATTAGTTCCGGTATATGCTGTTCCTTGCTTTCCGCCTAATCTGTTACTCATTATTTATCTCCAAAAATTCTTCTAATGCAGCTATTCGTGCATTAAGTTTTTTAATTTCATTCAATAAAAGTGATGGTAATACATGGTACTGAACTGTTTCTATTTCACCATCTTTATTTCGTGCCACAATATCAGGGAATATCTCATTAACTTCTTCAGCAATCAAACCATATTGTCTTTTGGCTGAAATATCACCGTTATATACAAATGTGACAGGTCGTAAATTAAGAATATATGATGATTCATCATTCATGTCTTCAATGTCATGCTTAAAACGTCTTGATGAGACAATAGTCCCAAGTAAACCAGTATTATCAACAAGAACCGCAACGCCACTCACGCCAATGGTTTTTCCAAAAACTCCTGTAGTAGTAATACCCACAGTTCCAGAATTAAGAGTTAAGGCAGCAGCGCCTGTAGCAGTACCGACAGTAACAACATTGGCTACTGCACCGGTACCAATATTAATTGTCTTAATACCTGTGCCACCTGTACCAATGTTTACTGTTTGAGCTCCAGTTCCAGGAGCAAGAGACACAGTACCTGTTTGTAATCCAGTACCCCCAATTGATACGGTACCTGTTGTCATTGCGGTACCAATTGCAACTGAACCACCTGTTTGAGTATTACCCATAGCGATTACGTTAGCACTTGTTCCGCCAATGGATATTGTTTTTACTGCACCACCCGTCCCGATATTAATAGTATTTATTGCAGCATCATTAGATATAGCGAGCGTACCAGTTCCAGAGTTAATAGTCATAGCGCCATTAGTGGACGTAACATTGAGAGCGCCACTGCCTGATCTCACCGTGGTAGTTGAAGTACTATTAGTACTACCTAGTGTCACTGATTTAACACCAGCGCCAGTTCCTATTAATACTGTATTAGTAGTAGCATCATTCGCTATATTTATACCAGCAGTGCCAGAATTTATTGTAATAGATGCATTAGTAGCGGTAACATCAATACTACCACTCGATCCTGTCTGAATAAGCACTGAGGAACTGTTACTCGTACTTCCTAAAGTAACAGTTTTAGTAGCAGCTCCTGTGCCTAAATTTACTATAGCTTGACTACTATTAGTTGATATACCTACGGTAGCATTTGTACCAGCATCGACTGTAATACCACCAGTTCCTGCTCTTAATGTCGTAGTTGCTGTACTTGATACGCTACCACCAAGAGTAAGTGTTTTCCCACCCGCGCCAGTACCAATATTTACCGTTGTAGCTGCATTATCGCCTGATACATTTATAGTCCCGGTTCCAGATGTAATAGAAATAGGACCATTACTAGTTGAAGAACTAAGCTGTATCCCTGTAGATCCTGCTGTAATTGATGTATTTGAAGTAGTAGTGCTACTTCCTATATTAACATTTTTAACACCAACTCCTGTACCTATAGTTATGGTATTATCGGTAGAATCACTCGATATATTTACCGTACCAGTACCAGAATTCATATTTATTGCAGAGTTAGTTGATGTAATAGTAAGAGCTCCAGATCCTGATTTAATAGCAGTAGTCGATGTACTGGTAGCACTTCCCAGTGTAACGGTTTTTGCACCAGCTCCAGTGCCAATATTCACAGTACTTGTTGTAGCATCTGTTGCTAAAGATACCGTACCGCCATTAGCAGTAATACCAGCGAATGTCGTAGTAATAGTATTAGCTGATCCTCCAAATGATAATCCAGTCGTTCCACCCGCTAAGGTAATTGCTGGTCCTGTTTGTGCTCCACCTGTATCACCAGTAATTGAAGTTAAAGCACCAAGACTACCAATAGATTGGAATGTTGGTCGATTGCCCGTACCATTTGATGCTAATAATTGTCCAGAAGATCCTGTATTTTGAATAACTTCAAGAGGATCTGTACTGAATAATCCTGATAAAATAACACCATAACCATTAGTTCCTACGCCACCTTGGAATAAATCTGTTCCTGTACCACCTTCAATAATGGGTAATGGACGTCTTTGTTTATAAGCCATTGTTTCTCCTAATATAATTCATATGTAGATCCATTTCCGATTAAGGAAGTGGCTTGGTATTCATTATCCATTACATATGTAGTGGAACCATCTATATTAACTATACCTCCCACCGTTGTGACAGTAATGGCATTAGTATCAGCAGATCCTGTTCTATCTTTAATTACATATGTTTTACCAAGAGTTGCTGCATTAGGTAATTGAATCGTTATAGGACCACCAGAAGAATCAACGCTAATATAATCATCAGTAATAAGTACAACATAGGGAGTAGTAGCAACATTTGTATACGAGAGCGTTGTTAAACCAGAACTGGATATAGTAATTGAATTTGCACCAGGGGTGACGGTAATACCAGTTCCTGCAGTAATAACTGCCGTTCCTAATTGATTACCAGCCTCAGTTACTACTGTTGCCGTAGAGCCAACATTGATGCCATCAATACCCGATATGAAAGCTTTATTAAGTTGTTGTGATCCTACTCCGGTACCAGAACCAATACGTAATACATTTGATTCCGCTGCTGTTCCTGTTGCATTTATAAGGATATTACTACTTTCGCCAGCAACATAAGAAGATCCTGAGGTAGAGCCAAGAATAGTATTAAATGTTCCCGAAAGCAGAAAGGTTCCAGAACGGTAACCTATAGCAACATTATCAGTTCCACTTGTTAGTTCAGAAAGAGCAAAAGATCCCATTGCATCATTGCGTGCACCGGTAGTTAATAGATTAAGTGCTCCTTCACCAATCCCATCATTAGATGCATTACCCCCACCACCATTTAAGGTATAATTTCCTGCATCACGACCAATAAATATATTTCCACCATTAGTCGTAGTAGCATTAACTCCTGGATAATTATGGAAAAAAGTACTTCCTCCTGAACCAGCTGATAATGCTATAAAGGATGCAACTCCCGAAATTCCAGGATGACCAACCAATGTATTTTGACTGTCAGCTGCTGCAAGAGAATCCCCAGAATTGACACCTATAACTATATTATTTGATCCGGTAGTCACATTACTTGTGGCGCCTTCACCAACAATAGTGTTAGATGATCCTGATGATAGTCCTGTTGCTCCATTTTTTCCTAATACCGTATTGTTTGTTCCCGATATTGTTAGATTACCTGCACCTATACCAATAATAGTATTACCAAGTGCATCACTTACATTAAGTTGGACGAGATTAGTAGCACCAGGAGCAGAAAATGATACCGAAGAGCCTGCATTTAATGTTGGAGTATTAGCCTTTATATTCAATACACCAGCAACAGGAGTTGCTGTACCAGAATCAGTAGGGAATGATAATGGAACCGCACCAGTACTCGCTATAGTAATTAAGTTCGCACCTGGAGTAATGGTTATGCCAGCTCCTGCTGTAATAACTGCTGTTCCTAATTGATTACTGGCTTCAGTTACTACTCTTGCTACTGAGCCAACGTTAACACCGTCAATACCAGCAATAAATGCTCTACTCAGTTGTCCTACACCAGTACCTGTTGCTGATCCTATACGTAATGTATTTGATTCTGCAACAGTACCCGTTACTACACCAATAAGAATATTACTGCTCTCTGCACCTATGTAGTTAACGCCTGCTTGATAACCAATAAGAACGTTATGTGCACCAGCAAATAACGAATCACCTGCAAGATGCCCTATAGCAATATTATTCTGTCCGGTCGTAAGTTCAGAGAGAGCGAAAACTCCTAATGCATTATTACGAGCACCAGTGGTTAATGAAGAAAGAGCTCCTGAACCTATACCGTTGTTAGAAGCATCACCAGCAGCACCAGCCAATGTAAAATTGCCTGCGCTACTACCAACAAACACATTACCACCATTGGTCGTGCTTGCATTAGTACCAGGATAGTTGTGTAAAATAGGATTGCCATTTGCTCCTTTTGCTATGACAACAAATTCTATTGCACCAGCAAATCCTGGATCACCAATCAAAGTGTTTTCACTATCACCAGCCGATAATAACGTTCCTGATCCAGGTCCTATCAGGATGTTTAAATCTCCGGTTGTTAATCCGGTTCCTACATTAGAACCAATAGCAGTATTAAAATCTCCCGAAGTAAGATTTATCAAATTAGCTGCGCCTAATGAAGTGTTATTAGCGCCAGATATTGTTAAATTACCTGAATCAAAACCAATAATAGTATTATTATCATTATCAGTTACATTCAATTGCACTGTATTACCACTACCAGTAAATAATACTGATGATCCTGCATGTAATATTGAATTACCTGCTATGATATTCAATACACCGGCTGCTGGTATTGCAGTACCTGAATCAGTATCAAATTCTTCTGCAATAGGTCCACTGACTACTGATATAGTTAATGTATTAGTTCCAGCATTACCTGATACTGTTGCAGTGACACCATCACCAACAACATTAATATTATTCGCACCATCTGGTCCGACAGCACCACCCGTATTACCAGTTAACGTTTCAACCACCGTTCCAGGTGGCAGTAAAGAAAGACCAAAAATACCTGCTTGAGACATTGTTTTCTCCCTTAAACTTGAGAAGCGTATACTACGGTTACATAAAGATTGCCACCAGTAGGTAACCCACTTTCAGCTTTAACATAAATTCGATCACCTTGAGGTTGCTCAAGAAGACCTCCTGCATTAGACCTATTAGATGAGTAGTCATACAAAAAGAACCCATTAGCAGCTACCACATCATGATCATCAATACCATTAAGCGATACAAGAATATCTTCATTAGTAAGATTGGTAACTTTAAGTATCCTTACTGGATTACTAAATGGTGTTCCTACGCCAGCATAAATTGCTGATATACCTCCAAAGGCAATACTTCGTAAGGGTTCGTATCGAGCACGGACGGAACTAACTAAATTTCCCATACTATCTCCCTATACGTAATAACCAGATAGGTAGATACTACCTGTTCCAGCAGTACCTTTAATATAAACTATTGTATTTTTAGGGAATAAAGCTACCTGAGCATTTGGTTGAGAATTAGTTTGTGAAGGTAATTCAAAAACGCTATTAGCAGCTATAAATTCATGATCATCAACACCGTTATAACTTACAGTTATTGCTGTATTGCTTGCATTGATAATGCGAATAAAAAAAGGGGCTTGTATAAACCCCGTACCATTCAACGGCGCATAGAGCGCCGTTACCGTTGATGATAAAACAGTACTAAGTATAAATGGTTTCACTGAATTTTGTGCCATTCTAATCCCCTTCTTGGTCTACCACTGGTTCTGATGGTTTCATAGCCTGAATTGATTGTTGAGATAATTCATTCAATTTTTGTAACACATCAAATGCAGCATCAATTGCACTACCCCATGTTGCACCTTGTGGCATTTGGAACGCAAAGGTGAATTCACATTTTTTTACTTCGAGTGTTATGTATTGTTTGGTTTCCATAGAATCTCCTATTAAAAAGTGTTTTATTCAAGCATAGCTCTCCAGTCTTTATAAGACCAGAAAGCTATACTTGTAGTAATGAAGGCTTCGTTAATAATATCTTACGATTGAAAAAAAACTAGGTCTATCCTGCGCATGTAATATTTGTCCATGTAGTACCAGCATCAGTGTTTATATAAGCACGTGATGTTGCACCAGCTGGGTCTGATCGTAAATATAGTGATCCTATAGGAGCAGTAATTGCACCACTAGGACTACCAGCACCAGCAAGCACCAAAAGCCCACCAGGTAAACTTACACCACGACCAGCAACTGTTACACTAACACCATTAGCAGCAGCAACATTTGTTCCTGTAGGTGTATTTAATACCAGTGTAGAACCTGCTGTTGTTGAACCAACAGTTGTAGCATGGGCGGTCGCACTTGTTCCTAAGTTTAATGATGAACCAGTACCAACATTAACTGTTACTGAAGTTGCTCCAGTCGCATTACCTATTACTATAGCTCTTGCAGCTGCACCTGTACCAATATTGATATTTTGAGCTACTGCATCATTACCAATGCCAATCACACCAGCAGAAGAATTAATTTCTAATACGCCAACAGCATCTAAGAGCAATGTTCCCGTAGAAGCAGCAGTCATATTACCAGTTCCAGAAAGAAGACTGAGAGAAGCAGCTGCAGTAGCAGAACCTATAGTAATTATATTACCTATTGCACCAGTACCGATATTAACTGTTTTAACACCTGTTCCACCGGTAGCAACA